GTATGTTCTTAATGTTCTAATAAAAGTAATAGTATAAGAACGAAATTAGAATTGGAAAATGGCTACTGCGTTGCACTTCGTGGAAGGGGGTAAGACTGCTTAACTCCTAAATTTTTACGGTATTAAAATCTAGGAACATTAGGAACATTGGAACATTCCTTTATAATCAAGGACTTGCTAGGAACATTAGGCAGAACATTACAGGCCAAAAAGGGAACATTGCGACATGATGTCGCTAAGTAGGCCAGTAAATCACGTGGTGCTAAAGATTTTGTATGATTAGTGAGCTTAAGCTCATTAGTGGAGGGCTATTTCGTTGCCTCAAGCGTGGCTACTGCGTTGTGGTCGGGGGGAAAGAACTGGTTCTAAAGAAGGGGGTGGGAACTGGTTTGAAAAACCCCCGTGGGGGTTTTGGGGTTAAGAACGACCGTGATGGTAGTCTCGCACCGTGATTGTGAAAACGCTCGCAATATCCATACGCTCGAGCGAAGGATTCCAATGAACGAACTGAGCCGTAATCGTGCCAATCTCAGACTGCTTGCAAGCAACGGTTAACAAAGTAACACAACGCCCACGCTCTTCACCAATGCGAACAGGCATGGACAATTTTAAAATACCAACAGGTGATTTTTCTACCATGATTTTCTCCAAAAGATTAAAAACCTAGCGACACCATGTCGCTAGGTAACTACAAAGGATTAACTAGCCCGAGATACTTTCTTCTCAGCGACTAACTTAATCGTGCCCTTATACCACGCAAGAACCAAATCGAGCTTTTCTTCGTCAATAGAATCCTTGACGATTTTAGCCAACTCCACTTTCTTCGGAGCCAACTTTTCCAACTCATCTTTGTTGGCAATACCCTGCCGACGCAACCCTTCTTTCTTGAGACGAATCGCCTCTTCGAAATCACCACGAGATGCAGCATCTGCTTTAGCAGTCTCAATATTTGGTATTGCCTTGAGACGATTCGCTTCGGCTTGTTCCTTCTCACGCTTCGCAACCGACTTCGGATCGTCAGACAACGGCACAGTTAAACCCGTCATACCAAAGTAACGCTCAAACTGCTTCGAGCAACTCTTAATAACTGTAGCGTTATTCATGTCGCCCAACTTACGAATATCGTTCCATTGATACATAAAAACATTACGCACAGCATGATAGTGCGCATAGTTAATACGAATTTCAGGAACCGTTGAACCCAACGACATGACCGATTGCGAATTGGATTCGAGGACACGACGCAGATTGTTGCACATCGCTTTGATACGAACGGCAGTATCATCGAACGCACATTCCAACTTGTCAATAGCAGACGCAGTATTCTTAATCAGAATAACTGAATCCGTAGACAAAGCGTATTTACCATCAGCATTTACCATGCCACCCAATTCTTCTAAATCATCTAAATGGTTATTTTCCATTTGGACATCTCCACGATACAGGTTAAGATACTTAGCGACATCATGTCGCTAGGTTACCTAAGAGCAATTAGTATCATTACTGCCCCATGTAAGTAATATACCTCATGTTTTAAAAAAAGGGGACTTCCCTACACGATTTAACCTAATCAAATCAAACGCTTACAAACGCAAACGCTTAAAAACAAAGCACCCCAAAAACAAAAAGCGATCCCTCCGATTAGATATAGGTATATAGATTGGTATAGGATTCCATACTACTACAGGGAAACTACCTAGGTAAGTAAGATAGGTCATACAATCTTTGATACACCGAGTGGGGTTCTAAAACCAGCATACCAACTAGGTACAGTGGTGGCACCCCCAAATAAAGCCGGTGGCATAACTACCTCGATACTACACAATGTTCTGCACTGTCATTATTCATTTTTTAAATTGCGTTAGCCGGTTAGCGCAAAAGCGTGGTTTCATGCTGTCTTCCTTTACTTTCGTGGGTTTCGTGGGTACCCCCTTCTTAAGCGCCGGGAGTTAAGCTCATCCTATTCTATAGAAACACCCCCCGTCACTTGTTTTGGGTCCCCTACTACCCCACTATATATTTTTAAAAAACGACACAATTAGATAAAATATGTATAATAAAGAGAACGTAACCCACGAAAAGGTTATATGCCCGTAAACGTCGAACCAACGCTTGATAAACCTGTGCCTGCAATGGCTTACCCAGAACGGGGTGAGGATGAGGTAGCCCGTGCAAAGATTGCCGGGAATACTGCACTTATATTAGAAGAGCTCGGTGCTCCGTTTGATATGACGGCGGCTGATCATGCTAAAGCTCTTGAGATGTTTAATAGTATGGGTAAGAATAAAGAACCTACAAAGCAGGAAGAGAACCTAAAAAATCCTGGGTTTGCGGTATCACTATATAGATACATAAATGATTATGAACGGCAGATTGTTCAAGATAAAGTCCAAGTCAGGACTATAGTTACTAATAGGTTAATGGAAATTTCAGAGAGTGAAGATCCTAAAATAGCCCTAAAAGCGCTCGAATTGCTCGGAAAAGCGTCAGATTTGTTTGTAGAACACTCAGAAATCACTATTACGCATAGGAATAGCACTGAGTTAAAGGATGCAATCAAAGAAAAAATTAAAGCTTTGATGCAAATGAACGCTATAGATGTAATTCCTACATCAGAACGCCTAGCAAATCTATTAGATGACGATAATGACGACGACAGAAAAACTATCGACGTCTGAACTAAGTTATCTATACAACAATATAGATAAACTATCGCCTGCACAGCTAAGAAAGTTGTATGAGGACCTAGATACTACTATAGAGACGGTAAGTAAAGAGAATTGTCAGGATAAATTTATGGATTTTGTCCATAAAGTCTGGCCCAACTTCATTGACGGAGCGCATCATGCGAAAATGGCCGCAGCTTTTGAGAAAGTTGCTAGAGGGGATTGTAAAAGGCTTATTATCAATATGCCTCCACGTCATACTAAAAGCGAATTTGCTAGTTACCTACTACCTGCTTGGTTTTTGGGTAAATTTCCGCAGAAAAAAGTCATCCAAACCTCGCACACTGCTGAATTATCCGTGGGATTTGGCCGGAAAGTCAGGAACTTGGTGGACTCAGATGTCTATAAATCAATATTCCCAGGAGTTGGGCTCCAGTCTGATAGTAAGGCTGCGGGAAGATGGGCAACTAGCGCCGGTGGAGATTATTTTGCGATTGGTATTGGGGGTGCTGTTACGGGTAAGGGAGCTGACATCCTCATTATTGACGACCCTCACTCAGAACAAGAAGCAGCTTTAGCTGAAAATAACCCCGAAGTGTATGACAAGACGTATGAGTGGTATACGTCGGGTCCGAGACAGCGACTCCAGCCGGGCGGCGCTATTATTATGGTGATGACTCGCTGGTCAAAGAAAGATTTGACGGGCCAAGTGGTTAAAGCGGCTATGCAAAGAAGTGGGGAAGAGTGGGAGATTATTGAATTCCCTGCAATCATGCCTAGTGGTAAACCCTTATGGCCGGAGTTCTGGTCACTAAAAGAATTAGAGGCGTTACGTACTGAACTACCTAACGCCAAGTGGATGGCGCAGTACATGCAGAACCCCACTTCAGATGTGTCCGCTATTATTAAGCGTGAGTGGTGGATGATATGGGAAGAAGACGAGCCACCATACTGTGAGTTTGTTATCCAGTCATGGGATACGGCGTTTCTTAAAACTCAGCGGAGTGACTATTCAGCTTGCACAACTTGGGGCGTTTTTTACAAAGTAGACGACACAGGGTTAAGTCAAGCAAATATTATCCTTTTGAATGCCTTTAAGCGTAGAATGGAGTTTCCAGAACTTAAGCAGAAAGCGTTTGAGGAGTGGAAAGAATGGGATCCAGACTCTATTATAATAGAGGCAAAAGCATCAGGCGCACCATTAGTAGCAGAAATGCGGGCTATGGGTGTACCAGTACAGGAGTTTACACCGTCTAAAGGTAATGATAAAGTTGCTAGATTAAATGCAGTTGCGGATATATTTGCAAGTGGAAGGGTGTGGGTTCCACAGACTAATTGGGCAGAAGAAGTGGTTGAGGAAGTGGCAAGCTTCCCATCAGGCGAACATGATGACTTGGTAGACTCAACAAGTCAGGCAATAATGCGGTTTAGAAAAGGCGGATTTATAAGGCTTCCCTCAGATGAAGAGGACGAAGTAAGATCCTTTAGACGTAAAGTAGCATATTACTAGGATATATTATGGCAATGGAAAAAAGTCTGTACGCAGCTCCCGTAGGGATAGAAGAAGAAATTGATATAGAGATGCCGGATGTTGAGGTGGAGGTTGAGGAACCCGCTGGCTTGGAGTCTCTAGAGATTGAGATCGAGGTTGAGGTAGACGATGGCTTTGATGACAACTTAGCTGAAGAGCTAGATGACAAGCTATTAATAGAGATAGCTGGCGAACTTCTTGGAGATTTCGAGGACGACGTTTCTGCTAGAAAGGACTGGATCCAGACATATGTTGACGGGTTGGAGCTCCTAGGAATGAGAATTGAAGAAAGAACTGAACCTTGGGAAGGAGCCTGCGGTGTATATCATCCCCTTTTATCTGAAGCTCTTGTTAAGTTCCAAGCTGAAACCATCATGGAAACTTTCCCAGCTGCGGGCCCCGTTAAGACGCAGATCGTTGGTAAAGAGACTCCCGAAAAGAAAGACGCTGCGCTAAGAGTTCAGGATGACATGAACTATCAGTTGACAGATGTAATGACTGAGTACCGACCTGAACACGAGCGGATGATCTGGGGGCTAGGACTTTCAGGTAATGCGTTTAAGAAAGTGTACTTCGACCCATCTTTAAATCGGCAAGTGTCGATGTTCATCCCAGCAGAGGATATAGTAGTGCCATATGGCGCTTCTAGCCTAGAACAGTCCCCCCGAGTAACCCATGTAATGCGCAAAACTGAGAATGAAGTTAAGCGTTTACAGCATGCAGGGTTCTATAGAGACGTGGATTTGGGTGAGGCAAGCTCTTCTTTGGACGAAGTAGAGAAGAAAATAGCAGAGAAGATGGGGTTCCGGGCCACTACAGATGACCGCTACAAGCTCCTTGAAATGCACGTTGACCTCGATTTAGAGGGTTTTGAAGATAAAGAAGATGGCAAAGCTACAGGAATTGCACTGCCATATGTAGTAACTATAGATAAGGATTCGCAAATTATCCTATCTATTAGGCGTAACTGGAGGCCAGAAGATGAAACACATCAAAAAAGACAACATTTCGTACATTATGGCTATGTTCCGGGCTTTGGTTTCTACTGTTTTGGTCTTATCCATCTTGTTGGTGCTTTTGCCAAGTCTGGTACTTCCCTTATACGTCAGTTGGTGGACGCAGGCACATTATCCAACTTGCCGGGTGGCTTTAAAACCCGTGGATTGCGAATCAAAGGAGACGACACGCCAATAGCTCCGGGCGAGTGGCGGGATGCGGACGTTCCAAGCGGGGCACTAAAAGACAACTTAATGAGCCTCCCCTATAAGGAACCAAGTCAGGTTCTATATAGTCTGTTGGGTACGATAGTAGAAGAAGGGCGTAGATTTGCCTCGGCAGCAGATATGAAAATATCTGATATGTCAGCTAATTCCCCGGTGGGCACCACCCTTGCCATCCTCGAAAGAACATTGAAGGTAATGTCAGCGGTACAGTCCCGTATTCACTACTCAATGAAGCAGGAATTAAAGTTACTTAAAGAAATTATCCGTGACTACACCCCTGAAGATTACGATTATGAGCCTGAAGAGGGAAGTCCAAAGGCTAAGCAATCTGACTATGACATGGTTACAGTTATTCCGGTCAGCGATCCAAACGCTGCAACAATGGCACAAAAGATTGTTCAGTATCAGGCGGTTTTACAGTTAGCTCAAGGGGCCCCACAAATATACAACATGCCGCAGCTACATAGGCAGATGTTGGAAGTCTTGGGTATTCGGAACCCACAGAAGCTAATTCCGTTACCGGAAGACAAGAAGCCAAAAGATCCAATTACTGAGAATATGGACGTTATTAACAATAAACCGCTTAAGGCGTTTATCTATCAGGATCAAGATGCGCACATTACGGCTCATACTAACTTTATGAAAGACCCGCTAACGGCTAAGACTATTGGTCAGAACCCGCAAGCGCAGGTTATGGTTGCTGCAATGCAGGCACATATAGCAGAACACTTTGGGTTTAAATATCGTCAGCTAATAGAGCAGCAGTTGGGCGCACCGTTGCCGTACCTCGAAGACGACGAAGATACGATTCCAGAAGAGTACGAAATCCAGATTTCAAGGCTTATTGCCCAAGCGTCTGCGCAGCTACTCCAGCAGAATCAAGCGCAAGCAGGCCAAGAACAGGCTCAGCAACAGCAGCAAGATCCGATTATTCAGATGCAGCAGCAAGAACTTCAGATCAAGATGCAAGATGTACAGCGCAAAGCCCAGAAAGATCAAGTGGATGCACAGCTTAAAGGGCAGCAGCTTCAGATTGAGCGAGATCGAATACAGGCTCAAGTAGATATAGAAGGACAAAAAGCGGGTATCAAGATGTCTTACGACAAGGACAAATTAGACCGTGATAGTGAAATGCAGGCAACACAGATGGGTATTGACATAGCAGCAGCAAGAGAACGAAACGCCGCAGCTATGGCAGCAAGAAACCAAACAGGGAATAAAAAATGACAGCATTAGAAATTTTAGTTCAACAGCTAGACGAAAAAATTGGGCAACTAAAAGAAGCAGTAACAACAGGTAATTTTGAAGTATTCGAAGAGTATAAAAGAACGTGTGGCGAGATTCGAGGTCTGCTAGTTGCACGGGGTTACGTATTAGACCTCAAAGATAGATTGGAGAAGGCAGACGATGAATGACTTAGCGCAAGCAGTAGATTTGTCTCTAGTTCTTAATAAAAAGAACGAAGAGAAGGCAACACAGCTCCCTAAACCCTCTGGATACCGCATACTTTGTGCAATTCCGGAAGTTGAAAAAGAGCATGATGGCGGTATCCTTAAAGCTGACGAAACTGTACGTTATGAAGAATTATTGACTACTGTGTTATTTGTAGTGGACTTAGGGCCGGATTGTTACGCTAATAAAGACAAGTTCCCCACAGGACCTTGGTGCAAAAAAGGCGATTTTATTCTAGTTCGACCTAATGTAGGTACAAGGCTAGTTATTCATGGTAGAGAGTTTCGTATTATTTACGACGATACAGTAGAAGGTGTAGTATCCGACCCCCGTGGTATTAAACGAAAATAAGGAGTTTACGATGGCAGAAGCGAATTTTGAGAAGGAAGAATTTAAATTTCCGGATGAAGCAGAAGATAAAATAGAAATTGAGGTTGAGAGTGATGTGCCACCGGAAGACCGTGGTAAGACTCGATCACAACCTGAGTTTGTCGAGAGCATGGAAAAGGATGAACTTGATGAGTATTCTGAAGCCGCTAAGCAGAAAATAGCCGGATTTAGGAAGATTTATCACGATGAACGCCGTGCTAAAGAAGAGGCTGACCGTGAACGGCAAGAAGCCATAGCTATTGCTAAACAGCTATTTGAAGAGAACAAAGCCCTAAAAGGCAGAGTTAACCACAGTGAGAAGTACGCTGTTGACTCTTATAAAACTTCCGCAGAGCGAGAAATGGAGATGGCAAAGCGGGAATATAAGGAGGCTTATGACTCTGGAGATGGGGATAGGCTAGTCGAAGCGCAGGAAAAAATGACTTCCGCCCGCATTAAGTTGGACAAAGCAGAAAATGTTGTACAAAATATGCAACAAAAAAATGCTTTACAAGAAGAAAGAAATGAGGTAAAAACACAACAACAGCCGGAAAAACCACCTCGTGACCAAAAAGCTGCTACATGGCAAGATCGAAACTCTTGGTTTGGGCAGGATGATGAGATGACTAGTTTAGCTTTAGGGCTACACGAAAAACTTGTCAAAGAGAACGGGATGGCGTATGCTACCACTGACGAGTATTACAAACGCATAGACGAAACTATGCGCAAGAGATTCCCTGAGAACTTTGAAGAAGCTGAAGACGAAAAGCCTCGACAAAAACTTAGTAACGTAGTTGCCCCAGCGAACCGCAGTACATCTTCGAAAAAGATAAAGCTAAACACTTCGCAGCTTAATATAGCTAAGAGGTTAGGTCTTACGCCAGAGCAGTACGCCCGTGAACTAGTAAAAATGGAGTCTTAAAAATGACAACGAAACCACATGCATTAACTAGAGAATTAGAAACTCGTGCCGTGCAGGAACGTCCTCAGCAGTGGGCGCCACCTGAGCTTCTCCCTGAACCGGATAAGCAACCCGGATACGCTTATAGATGGATTCGTGTTTCAACGCTTAGTGCGGCAGATCCAAGAAATATTTCAGCGAAACTGAGAGAAGGTTGGGAACCCGTTAGCCTTGAAGAACAGCCCAAGTACAGACTGTTAGCCGCTGGAGATGGAAAGTTTAAAGACAACATCGAAATTGGCGGGTTATTGCTTTGCAAGACTCCGAGTGAATTTGTGACTCAGCGTAGTGAATACTATGACAAGCAGACACGGGCTCAGACGGAAGCTGTAGACAATAATTTAATGCGCCAAAGTGACCCGAGGATGCCGCTCTTTAAAGAGAATAAGTCTTCAAGTAGCTTTGGTAAAGGTTCTTAACTTTTAATGGAGATTTAAATGGCTGCGTATCCTACAGTATCAGCCCCTTATGGGCTAAAGCCCGTGAATCTTATTGGCGGTCAAGTTTTTGTTGGGTCGACTAGAAATTTTCCGATTCAGTATAACTATGGCACCACTATTTTTTACGGCGATTCAGTATCATTAACCGCTGGTTATGCTACATTAACAACTTACCCAGTTAATTCAACTAATACAACAGTTGGAACTTTCTTAGGTTGTTACTATACTAACCCTACCAACAAACAGCGTCAGTTTGCACAATATTACCCCGGCAATGTATTAGCTGGCGATATTACTGCGATTGTTTCTGATGACCCAGATGTTCTAATGCGAGTTGCGGCTACAACCACAGCTGGCGGAACAACAATTGGTTCTGTGTCTTCTATTTTAGTTGGCGCAAATATCGTTGGTGGTACCCAGACTGGTTCAACTACAACTGGTAATTCAAGTATGTCTATTGTTTCAGCCTCTGCTGCTGGCGCATCTACTGCTGGATTCCGTGTTATTAGTTTAGTGCCAGATACGCAAGTTAGTGTATCAGGAACTTATGTATCCGGTGGAGCCCCCGCAGCAACTTCTGTTGTTGTATCTGGCTTACCTGTTGGTACATTCTTACCTATTGGTACTGATGTGTTTAACTTAGTTAATGGTCAGTTGCAGTTTACTGGCTCTACATTAAGTGCCGCATCAACCGTTACAACAACCGGAAGTACAACTTTAACCGTTACTGCTGTAGCAACGCAAGTAGCTGGCACTGTTGTATTAGTTGAAACTCCTGAAGCTATAGTTAAATATAACTTCGGTGTCCATCGTTACAACATAGCTTAAAGGAGCAATTAAATGGCTATTTCTCGTGCACAACTACTTAAAGAGCTCCTTCCCGGATTGAACGCATTGTTTGGTTTGGAGTATGCTCGCTACGGTGAAGAACACAAAGAGATTTATGAAACAGAAACCTCTGAGCGTTCTTTTGAAGAAGAAACAAAACTGTCTGGGTTCTCAGCCGCTCCGGTTAAGAATGAAGGTTCTGCAATTGCTTATGACAATGCGCAAGAAGCTTGGACAGCTCGTTATAACCACGAAACTATCGCCCTTGGCTTTAGCTTGACTGAAGAAGCAATCGAAGATAACCTCTACGACAGCCTATCAGCTCGCTACACTAAAGGTCTAGCTCGTGCGATGTCCTACACTAAGCAGGTTAAAGCTGCTGCTGTAATTAACAACGGATTCTCTGCCGCTTATCCCGGTGGTGATGGTGTTGCTTTATTCAGCACATCTCATCCGCTTATTAACGGCTCCGTTAACGGCAACACTCCTACTGTCGCAGCTGACTTGAATGAAACTTCGTTGGAAAACGCAGTTATTCAAATCGCAGCATGGACTGATGAGCGTGGTTTGTTAATCGCCGCTAAGCCTCGTAAATTAATTGTACCTCCTGCACTACAGTTCGTTGCTACTCGTTTGTTAGAGACTGAACTCCGTGTTGGTACAACTGATAACGACATCAATGCGTTGAAGAACAATGGTTCTATTCCTGAAGGTTACACCATTAACCACTTCCTAACCGATACAAACGGTTGGTATTTGTGTACTGATGTACCTAACGGTATGAAGCATTTTATTCGTACCCCCCTCTCCAATTCTATGGACGGCGATTTTGACACAGGTAACGTACGTTACAAGTCTCGTGAGCGTTATTCATTTGGTTGGTCAGACCCATTAGGTATGTACGGTAGCCCCGGCGCTTAATGGTTTTATGAAGACCCCGCTCAAAAGGCGGGGTTTTTTATTATTAAAAAACATTAAAAACCATTTAAAACATTAAAAACACCGCACAAAAATAAAAATTGTAGTATGATTAATTATCTGGGTAATTCCAGCTTATTAAACTGCCCCAGCAGACGATATACCGATTAATAGGCTTAACTTGTATATAGGAGAATCCTCATGGGTTTCGCTTCGCACTTAGGTCCTTGGCTATTAGGTACCGTTAAAAACACTACTGGCTCAACTGCTGGCACACTACGCAATATGGGTAATACTATAGTTGCCCAATCTGTTGCGGTTCTTTATACAGATATTACTGCTGGAACATACGCATTCACAATCCCAGCTGGCTCACAAATTTTATCTGCATCGTTTAATACAACTGTTGCTTACGCAACGACTACACCTACATACGCTTTGCTTGTAAATGGTACAGCTATTAACACCGCAGCTAACGGTAGCGTATTTACTAACACAGGTATTGTTAACTTGTTGCTTGGTAATAACAACGCAGCTGGCGCAGTGCTTTGTGCTAACGTAGGTACAGGCGATGCGATTATTACATTTACTCAAGCTAACGTAACAGCTACTTCAGGTGCTGGTATATTGACTATGACTTATGTAGTTCGTGATTCTGACGGTAACGCTAATCCAAGTCAGGTTTAATTAATCTGGGGGTTCGCCCCCTTTTATTTTAGGAGATTAATTATGGGTATGCAAACCGATGTTAAATCAGCACATCGTAGTACGGCTGGGTCATATTACGCAGACCGCACACGGTTAAAAGCTTTTATTGTTACACCCGCTATATCTACAGCCTGTACATTTGAGATTCGTGATGGTAGTGCAACAGCTCCCATTTTGTTCACAATGGACATTACAAGTCAAACCGTAGCTAACTCTACATATGTTCTTATACCCGGTGAAGGAATATTAGCAACTGCGGGGTTATATTTAACTTTAAGTGTTGGTTCGTTAACCAGCCTCTCGGTGTTCTATGGCTAAGAAAAAAGGTCCGTCTCTGGCTATTGGTAGGGGTGAGAAGCTACCTGTATCTAAGGGGGCGGGCCTTACTGCTAAAGGTCGTGCTAAGTACAATGCGGCTACGGGGTCTAATCTAAAGGCTCCGCAACCACAAGGTGGTGCAAGAAAGCGTTCATTCTGCGCTAGGATGTCAGGGATGCCCGGACCAATGAAAGACGAGAACGGCAAACCAACAAGGAAGGCTGCTAGTCTAAAGAGATGGAAATGCTAAATAACATGTTGGAATTATGGACTGGTGGTTTAACCGTTTTTATGGCGGTTATTGGGTATGTTGTGCATGAAAAGTTTGACAAAATTAAAGACTTAGACGATAAACTTAACACTACGAGAGTGGAGATAGCCCGTGACTATGCAACTAATTCAGAAGTCCAAAGAATTACTGACCACATTGACCAACGCTTTAACAAGCTTGAAGCAAAGATTGACCAGCTTATTTCAAGGTAAAGATGCCAAGTAGCAGTAAAAAGCAGCACAAGTTTATGGAAGCAATAGCACATAATAAAGCTTTTGCTAAGAAGGTAGGGGTTCCACAGTCCGTGGGGCAGGATTTTTCAAACGCCGACAAAGGCAAAACTTTTAAAAAAGGTGGTGATACGATGGCTTCAAAAATGGACCCTAAAATGATGGCCGCATTAATGGCTAGAAAAAGACCGCAAATGCCTGTAGGTGGACGCATGGCTGCGGATAATCAGATGACACAGCCTGGCAGACCGATGCCCGGAACGCCTGCAATGCCTATGAAAAAAGGTGGCATGGCTAAAGCAGATATGGCTCAAGACAAAAAGATGGTTAAAAAAGCCGTAGGCATGCACGACAAGCAACAGCATGGCGGTAAAAAGACTGATCTAGCTACCCTTAAAAAAGGTGGGATGACAAAGAAAATGGCTGGCGGTGGTTTAGCTGCTGGGCATAAAGAAGCTAATGGCGTAGCCAAAAAAGGCTTAACCAAAGGCACAATGGTTAAAATGTCTAAAGGTGGAAGGTACTGCTAACATGATGAAACGTAGAATGAAGAAGTTTAATGGTGAAGATGGCAGCACGGTTGAAGATGATTCAGAAATTATTTTTGACAATCGTACTGTTAAAGGGGGCAAAACGCCTAGCGAAGTAACGGCTAGAGAAACTACAGTTTCTATGCCTAAACCAAAACCAACTAGGCCAAAAGCTACGCCACTGAGTGAACCTAGAGTTGGTGGTAAAACATTTACAGAGACTATAGCAAAGGCTAAAGTTCCTGAACCTAAAGCTGACGTAAAAAAGCCAGAGATGGCAAAACCAGACCCATCTCCCGGAGCATTAGGGTTTAAAGGTTTACGTAGTTTTCTTAGTGGCTTAGGAAAACCATACGGCTCCGAAAAGTTTGAAAAAGAAGCAAGAATGAAAAAAGGTCTTGAGGGTGAAGGCGCCTTTAAAAAGGGCGGTAAAGTATCTTCTGCTTCCAAACGTGCTGATGGTTGTGCTATTCGTGGGAAGACAAGAGCTTAATCATGCCCGAGCAAACACAGTTCTCTCTTGATATTGATGATGCTGAAACAACCAATAAAAAGCATCAAGCAGAAGCGGCTAGAAAACTTTTTAAAGACTTTCACGAGAAAAAGATTGACTTAAAAGAGTTTAACGAAAGAGCCAAAGGGCTTGATGTTGGGAAGACAGGTAAATCTACAACTAACACAGGTGTGGGTAAATACTCTGGCGTCTCAAGAGCTGGCGCTTCTGGTGGAAGTGGAGCTAATCCAGTGAAGACTGGGTCCTTGTCTCCATTTAACATGAAAAAAGGTGGTAAGGTGTCTTCCGCATCTAAGCGTGCCGACGG